GAACCCTGACACTGAGGTTGGTTTCTGGACCCCGGAGCAGCGCAAGGCTCATGGTCATGAGGCCAATTGGGCTGTGAGCTTAGAGGCGGGGCCTTATGAGTGGGCTATCTTTGCTTCGATGCAGATCCCTAGTGACTGCAAATGGGGTTATGTTGAGCCTTATTATTCTTTTGATCTGGAGTTTGTATCATGAAACTAGAATTGAAAAACATCAAGCACACTGCGTGGGCCTCTGAGGAGACCCACTGTTACCAAGCCAGCCTTTATGTGGACGGCAAGCCTGTTGCTATTGTCAGCAACGATGGGCATGGGGGCGCGGATCGTGACTATGACCACCCTAAGTTCAAGGGTGAGTATCGTGCTACGATGCGCAAGGTCCACGATTACTTTGACGGGTTACCTCCTTCACCTTTCAGCTATGAGGGTGCGGATGGTGTTATGATCCATGACAGTTTGCCTCAGACGCTAGAATTTTGGTGCTGTGATCAGGTCAACGATTGGCTCAGTGCTCGTGAGTTAAAGAAGAAGTTGAAGTCACATGTGCTGTTTCAGTTTAAGTACAAGGACGGCATTTACCAGAGCAAGTACCACCCGACTGTAACCCAAGGCGAGTGGGTGATTAACAAACAATCTGGTGAGACGCGCCGCATCTTAAACGACATGCCTTTTGAGGATGCGTTGGCTATTTGGAAGGCGATTTGATGGCTGCTTACTATAACGAGATCGACCCGTATGCTGCCGATTGGCTGCGCAACTTAATTAAATCAGGCCACATCGCGGATGGTGTGGTTGACGAGAGGAGCATCAGTGATGTCCGACCAAATGAACTTCAAGAATTTACTCAATGTCACTTCTTCGCGGGGATTGGAATCTGGAGCCACGCTCTCCGGTCCGCAGGGTGGGCTGACGACAGACCAGTCTGGACGGGCTCATGTCCCTGCCAACCTTTCAGCCAGAGCGGCACAAGAAAGGGGGTGCTTGACGAGCGGCACCTCTGGCCTCACTGGCACCACCTCATCGCGGAGTGCCGCCCTTCAACGATCTTTGGAGAGCAGGTTGCGAGCAAAGACGGGCTTGGTTGGCTCGACCTTGTACAAGCTGACATGGAAGGAGAGGACTACGCCTTCGGGGCTTTCGATTTGTGCTCTGCGGGCTTCGGCGCCCCGCACATCCGGCAACGGCTTTGGTTCGTGGCCGACGCCGACGACGCGGGATCACAAGGGCGGTTACATAGGGGGTCGGATCCGCGACGGCAAGATCAGCACGGACACGTTGGATGTGGCGGCTCAGTTGGTGGGGTGGACGACACCATCAGCCTCGGACGGGACGCGGGGCGGCAGTGGGATCACGGCCAAGATGTCGGGGAGCAGTTTGACTCAGATGTCGAAGATGGCGGGGCCGATAAGACTAACGGCTTCTGGGGAGATGTTGACTGGCTTGGATGCAGGGATGGAAAGTGGAGGCCAGTTAGATCCGGCACATTCCCGTTGGTTAATGGGGCTACCTCCCGCGTGGGACGATTGCGCGCCTATGGCAACGCGATCACGGCGCAAGTCGCGCAAGGATTAATTGAAAGTTATATGGAGACAGCAGATGCCTAATCATTGTTATCAACAAGTATATATTCAGGGGCCATATTCTTTGGTGTCCATGCTTTACAATGGCTTGACCGAAAACGGTTTCGATCCCCATGTTGGGGGTCGGGCCAAGAACCCACAGTTTTGTCAGTTAGTTTGTCCGATGCCGTTTGAGCAGTGGCAAGCGCCCAAGACGCAATGGGGTGGGTACGAGGTTGAGGGTTGGTATGACTGGCGCGTCAACAACTGGGGCACAAAATGGGATGTGTGTGAGGTTGAGATCGACGAAGAGTTGGACCATGAAACCAGAGAAGATAACGGAAGACTTGTAGAGGCTGATACTAGGTCATGGTTCTCGTTCCGCTGTTGGACGGCATGGGGTGCGCCTATTCCGGTGTGGGATAGGTTGCATGCGATGGGCATCGAGGTTCAGGCGGAGTATCAGGACGAGGGTGGTATGTTTGAGGGTGAGTATCATCATGGTGAGGATCGTTCGTGGGATCCTGAGATTAAGGAGGAGGCGTGATGACAGCGCAGGACATGGAAGATATGTTGGATGCGGTATTTCGCAAAGTGTTTAGGAGTTTAACAGAAGAGGAGAAGAAGAAATGATTAGAGAATTTTGGCAACGGCTGACGCGCAAGCGTCGGAGCAATAAGAAGTTGACGCGCAAGGAGCAGATCTTGGGTGAGTTGGACCGAGGAGCGGGGACTGCGAAGCAGTTGTCGGACCGCACGGGATTGAAGCTTACGATTGTTCGGGCGACGATGACTCAGTTACACAAGGCTGGTTTAATTGTGGACACTGGAAAGAAGTCTGGGCGCGAGGGCGTTTGGATTGTGAAAAAAAGTTCTTGACTAACGCGCAGGGCGCATGTCACAAACAAGTTACTATCAACTAGAAGCCAAGTAAGGAGAAAACACATGGCAACGAAGAAAGCACCACAAGAGTCTGCATTGGAAATTCAACCATTGAAGCAGGGTCGCGTTAAACTTCGGATGATGGGCACTACCCCGTTGTATTTCAACAGCATGAGCAGCAAGGCTATGCGTGATTTGTTGATTGGTGGGGGTCGCAAGACTGCGGCGCAGAAGAAAGAGATCAAGCACAACCCTGAGCAGGAGTTTCGTGATTCGGTTTACAAGAAGTCTTTTGGGGATACGTTGTTATGTTTCCCTGCTCCAGGGGTCAAGGGCGCGATGGCTACGGCTGCGTTGGAGACTGATGGTATTACGAAGACGAGTGTGCAGCGGTTAATTTTTTTACCTCAGACGCATGTTCAGATATGGGGCAAGCCTCAGTTGAAGATTGACATGGTTCGCTCTGCGGACATGAACAAGACGCCGGACATGCGGACGCGGGCTTACTTGCCTCGTTGGTGTGCGGAGGTTGACATTGCGTATGTACAACCAACCCTGTCTGCGTATTCGATTGTGTCGTTATTGACGAATGCGGGATCGATTGTTGGGATTGGAGACTTCCGGCAGGAGAAGGGCCGAGGATCGTTTGGCACGTTCCAAGTTCTGACTGAGGACAGCATGGGTTCATTTCAGAGTGAGTGGGATGAGTTGATGTTGGAGGATCGAGCGGTTCAGCAGGATGCGATGGACAACCCTGTGTTTGCGGATGAGCAGACTGAGGAGTTGATGCAGTTCATGGCGGAGGAGAGATCCCGTCGTGATATTACTTTAGTTGCGTAAGAAGGATCGGGGGCCGCGAGCCCCCATCCATTTGGTCAAGGTTACACGGTCGGGGTCGGGTTGGGTACGTTCTGGTCAGGCGGGGCGGGGTCAGTCGGTCGGGGCGAGGTCCGGTTAGATCTGTTGCGGTTTGTTGCGGTATGTTCAGGCGGTTTAGATATGTTGCGGTTTGTTGCGGTATGTTCAGGCGGTCGAGTTCAGGCGAGGACACGTTTGTTACGTTAAGGAAAGGTTGGGTCGGGCGAGGTCAGGTTTGTTAAGGCGGTCATGGTGCGGTTCGGTTGGGTCGCATAAGGTTCGGTTGGTCAAGGTTAGGCGGTCGGGGTCCGGTAAGACATGGTTGGTCGTGGAGAGTTACGGTGCAGCAAGGCGGTCGGGGTCACTCTAGGTGAGGTGTGATGTGTTCGGTTAAGTTATGGTCACGGTACGGCGGTCATGGAATGATAAGTTGAGGTATGTCGGGTTCTGTCAGGTCGTGTCATGGCGGTCGGGGCGAGATGTGTTTCGGTTTTATTGGTTTTGGTATTGTTTGTTAAGGCGGTCGAGGCGCGGTATGACGAGTTACGTTGCGGTCAGTCGGGTCGCGGTCACGGTACGGCGGTCATGGCGCGGGGAGGCGGCGAACGGTAAGTTACGTCGGGGCAAGGCGCGGCGGTCAATTAAACAGCTATATAAGGAGAAAAGAAATGGCTGGTTTTCCAAAGAAAGAACGTCAAAGAATTATTGACGAATATCTAGCGGCATCTGGGAACAACATGTTTGTTCCGCATGAGTTTGTGGATTGGTTGGGTGGACAGCCTGAGCATGAGGCATATGATTGGTTCTATAGTCTGAATGATGCGGAAGCTGCGCGTCAACATCGGATCCAGTTGGCTCGTCAGATGGCGAGTGGTCTAAGGATCGTGGTTCAAGACACGACGACCAATGATCAGGTGGTTAGTTTATCGGTTCGTGAGTACCCTACGTTCATCAGTCCTGTGAGTTTACGCAAGAGTGGTGGAGGGTATGAGCGGTTTGATCCTGAGAGCAGTGATGCTCAACAAGAATTACGCAGACAGGCGGCGACGGCTATGGCATCTTGGTTATCAAGATACCGTGGGTGTGCTGAGAACATCGGTTTGGACATGGGTCCTTTGGAGGATATTGCTCAGACGTTGCGGGGTGTTGAGGAGGAAGTTGCGTGATTGAATATTTTACAGCGTTGGTCCTGCATTATGAGATGCAGGACCATGAGATGGAGACGGTGGTTTGGTTTGAGAACGAGGCTCAATGTCAGTCGGTCATGGATCAGGACATTGCGATGCCGTTGTACAATGAGCTTTATAGTTTGTACGGCAACAACATCATGATGTTTTGTGAGGTGACAGACAAGCCATCGAGGGTGGTACGACCGAGGCTTCGACCGGAGGGATTAGGCAATGGGTGACAGTGATTTAACTAGATTCCAAGCGGCTCAGTTGAACTGGCTCAAGCGCCAGGTTGATGCGTTACAGGAAGAGCGGTATCGCAGGGATGCGAGGCCCAATGTACAGCGTGAGTTATTCGCTGCGCGTGAGGAGCTTGATACATATGTTAAGAATCTTCGTGAATCGGGCAAGCAGATATGACAGAGTTTGAGCGCATTAAGTACGAGGATTTGTACCGAGCAAAATGGTTGGAGCAGAACATCAAGGACGAGGCGGCGAACCCGCGTTGGAATGGTGGCATGTCCAACAGTGCTCGCAATGGATTCAAGAAGCATCCCTCTGTGAACAAGGGCGGGCGTCCAAAGTTGACGTTGTCCAAGGATGCGGTGATGTTAAACAAGTTGCTGCAACGTGAGCTTTCTTTAACCGATGCGGCTGACATCATGGGCTTGACCGTTAAGTCTTTGCGTCAGATTAAATCAAGATACGGTTTACCAAGGAGCAAGGATGAAAAACCTTCTGACGTACATTCCAACGCGGATTAAAGAACTAAACCAAGAGATCGATGATATACTGTGGGAAGACACCGCGGATCCGAGGATCGAGCAGTTGGTAGAAGAACTCAATTATTTAAAGAGCCAAGAAGAGAAAGGAGAACTCTATGAGCCAGACTTTTGAGACGAAGAAAAAGTTCCAGTCGGAAGAGATGACTGTTTTGATAGAGGATCTAACTCATTCGGACAGTGCGTTCGGGGTGAATGAAGAGGGTGACGGGGTGTTCTTCGGCACCAGGATCGTTGAGAAGATGGAGCTTGAACCTGGAGACGAGGTTACGGCGCACTGCATTCCTAATTATGTGGACAAGCGGGACGAGATTCCTTGGCGCTGCATAAAGATTTCCCATAAGAACGATTAACTTGCAACTTGTCCTACAGTGGGTTAGAAGTAACCAACAAATGGAGGACAAGCTATGGCTCGTAAGAAGATGAAAGAGAAAGACAAGCAGCAATTTCAAAATGTTGGCTTGATCAAAGAGGATCATGACCTGCTTCGCAAGTTGGCGGACGCAGAGCAGAGGTCCATGGCACGACAACTATCTGTATTGATTAGAAAAGCTATTGCTGAATTAGAGACGGCTTGATATACTTTACTTACTGCTCGAATAGGTTCACGCCTGTGGCCTTATTTGCCCTCATCAACTAACCCCGACCCGGCTAGGATTCGCACTGCAACGGTTGGGGTTATTTTTTTGCCTCATTAGATTTGCCTTTTTTGCCTGCGATTTGGTAGTCCTTTTCTTTGGAGTATCCTCGGATCTGTGTGACGTTGGTGTAGGATTTATTCATTCCTTTGAGCAGGGCTTTTGCTACGTCATCCTCTAGGCCTGTTTGTTCGGCAAGAACCTTGGCCCCCGTATTGAGGGTCCGAAGTCCTTTCTTATAGTCCACCATGGTTTCGATTATTTCATCGTGGGTTTTAGACTTAGCCATTCCCTTGCTTCCTCTCCTAATACTTTGGCGCCGATATCGATCTTGGTTCGAAGGGCCTTGACTATGCGTTCATCGATGCTGCCTTCGCAGATCAGATCGATGTATGTCACGTTGTTCTTTTGTCCGATCCGGTGTGCTCGATCCTCTGATTGGATCCGGGTTTCCAGATTGAAGTCGTTGGCATAGTATACCACGAGGTTTGCCTCGGTCAAAGTCAGACCGTATCCTGCGGTGGCGGGGTTACCTACGAAGAATCGAAGCGGGTGGTTTGGATTCTGAAAGTTCTTGACGATGTCGTTTCGTTCGTCGTCGGTTGTGTCCCCGAAGTATGCCGCAGCGGATCCTTCTCCAAACTTATCGTTCAGCATTTGTGTGATCTGCTGGATGTCGTACCGGAAGCGGGACCATATAATAGCTTTGCCGTCGTGCTCGTCCATGATCTCGGTCAGTGCGTCCATGCGTTTGGATGGGAAGTACAGCATCTCACCGTCGTCGGTCTTCAGATGGCCGGACATGATCTGTTGGAGCCGCAGCATCTGCGTGATTACTGCTGGTGCGGTGACCAACTCACCGTCATCGAGCAGCACCATGGCATGGCGGCGCACATCCTCGTACATCTTGAACTGTTCGGAGGTCATGCCGACATACCTGGCGGTGTAGATTTTGTCGGGAAGATCAAGGCAGTCCTTCTTTAATACGCGGAAGGAGAACATGTCTATTTTGTTGGTGAGCTCGTCGAGATTCTTGAACCCAATGATTTGCTGAAAGGCTGCTTGACCCATGGTCTTGCGTTGCACTACGGCGTAGCGTCCTTGGAACGCGTAGTACGAATCATATCCCAAGAGCCCAGGGCGGAGGAACTCGCACTGCGAATAGATATCCATTGGGCTTTTTGTTATGGGTGAGCCTGTCAAGAGTCTTCTATACTTGAACCCCGCAGCGATTTTCATTAGAGCTTTGGTGCGCTTGGCCTTATGGTTTTTGATGGTGGTTGATTCGTCGATTGCGATCATACCGTTTGAGCCCAGCGCACGAGCCATCCATTCCCCTGCATTTTTACCTTTAAGAGATGAGAATGATTCGACGTTCATGACAAAGATGGTCAGGCCGTTGAACTTATCTTTGACTGAGCGCATCTCTTCGGTTTGTTTTTTGTTTGGACTAGACACCCAACGTATGACGCGATGGGGTATATCATCGGACATATGTTCTGGGATTTCTTTGGCTACCCAGTTGCGATACACGCCTTTGGGTGCGATGACCAAGGCAAAGTTGATCAGCCCTGATTGATACAGCATGCCCATGTTGTCGATTAGAACTTTGGATTTACCCGTCCCCATCTCCATGAACAAACCAAACTCGATTCGATCCCACCCGTCATCCAAGGCTTCGGCCTGGTGATTAAACGGTGGTAATTTATATTTGTAGTTGACAACCATTATATACCTCCACTATTGTCCACTAACGGATAGCATGGTGCTACCGGATAAATCAACCCTGAAGAGGAAAAACTTTATGAGCGATATATTTGAAGACTTATACGACGAATCGGAGGCGCTCGCGTCTGTCGATACTGGAACCGGAAAGAAGTTAAGTCAACTGGTTCGTAAACTTCGCGCTGTTGAGAAAGAGATCAGCGATGCGGAGGACCACATTAAAGCTATGAAGCAAGAGAAGCACAAGCTTTCGGTCGAGAACATCCCCGCCTTAATGGATGAGATGGGCGTCGAGCGTTTGGATGTGGACGGCTCTGTTGTGGAGCGCAAGATGATTGTTGCTGCGTCGATACCTGCGGCAAACAAAGAGGCCGCGTTTGATTGGCTTCGGTCCAATGGCTTGGATGACATCATCAAGAATGACATCACCGTGTCCTTTGGTAAGGGCGAGGATAATGTAGCGGGCGACGTTGTCGGACTGCTGCAAGAGCGTGGCTTCGATCCGAAGACCAAGACCCACGTTCACCCTTCTACACTCAAAGCCTTCGTTAAGGAGCGCGTGATAGAAGGTAAGCCGATTGATCTCGATTTGTTCGGGGCTTTCATTTCCAATACAGCACAAATCCGGAGGAAGTAATATGGGTGCCGTAGCTAAGAAAAAAAGTGCAGAGTTAAGCACAGATGTCATGGATGACATCCTAGAGTTTGCTGGAGAGGGCGCCGCCTTTGACAGTTCTGAAATGCAGATCCCGTTTGTTCGTATCCTGCAAGCGATGTCCCCGCAGCTAAACAAGCGCGAGGCCAGTCACATCAAGGGTTCGGAGCAAGGTGATTTGTTTAACAACGTCACCATGGAACTGTTCACAGGAGAGGACGGGGTCACTGTGATCCCCTGCTACCAGACTGTTAAGTACCTGGAGTTCGTTCCTCGGGATCAAGGTGGTGGTTTCCAAGGAGAGATTGCTGCAACCGATCCTGTGTTGCAACAGACTTCGCGCTCGGGATCCAAGGAGATCCTGCCCAACGGCAATGAGTTGGTCAAATCTGATCAGCACTTCTGCTTACTGATTGGTGAGGACGGGATCACGCAACCTGTTGTGATCGACATGAAGTCTAGCCAGTTAAAGGTCAGCCGTCGTTGGAAGACCCAGATTGCGATGCAAAAGGTTAAGCATCCAAAGACAGGGCAGATGGTTCTGCCACCCCTGTTTGCTACGATCTGGAAGTTCAGCACTGTTGAAGAGAGCAATGACCAAGGTACATGGTTCAACTATCAGATCGAGAAGGTCGGGTTGGTTGATAGCCGTGATCTAATGCTTGAGGCCAAAGCCTTCCGCGACAGTGTCGCTGCGGGCGAAGTGAAAGCTGCACCGGAGGAAGGGGCTTCCACTCCCACTCCTCCGTTGAAGGATGATGAAATCCCCTTCTAGCAGCCTTGGGGAGGCGGACGGGTATCCGCCTCCCTTTTCACTTGGGAGCAGTAAATGTCACAATCTAAAAAACTGCTTGCCGCGTTTGCCGGAGCCAAGAATGCTCACGGCACGACATCCGTAGGTCGGATAGGTCGGAACGGTAAGGCAGACTCAAAGAGTAAGATCATACGAGAGCCGCTGACAGATGCGCTAGTCAAAGCGCACATCAAGGGCGAGCAGGGGGTCGGGGCCATTCCGATCAACGAAGACAACCAATGTCGGTTCGGTGCTATAGATGTGGATGTCTATGATCTGAACCAGAAAGAAATGCAGGACAAGATCCAGAAGCTCAAGCTTCCGTTGCTGCATTGCAGATCTAAGTCCGGAGGCGCCCATCTCTATTTGTTTCTCAAGGAGTGGGAGCAAGCAGCCGTGGTCCGAGAATACCTGACCGAGATGTCGATCATGCTTGGGCACAGTGGCGTTGAGATTTTTCCAAAGCAGGACACGATCATTGCCGAGCGCGGTGATGTTGGCAACTTTATAAACATGCCGTACTTCAATGCGGAAACTCCGCAGCGGTATTGCTACAATCCCAATGGCGAGGCCATGGAACTGGATGAGTTCTTGGATGCGGTGGAGAAGAACCGGGTTGAGTTGGCTGACTTGGAAGCTTTGCGCAGCACGACCAAGGTTCGCAAGCACTTCGACGATGGGCCTCCCTGCATACGCAACATCTTTTCGGACGGGCCACAGAGCGAGCCGAGGAACAAGCTTTTGTTTTTCATAGGTGTGTACTGCAAGAAGAAGTTTCCGGATAGTTGGCAAGCCTCCCTGGAGGAATACAACCGAACGTTATTCTCTCCACCCCTTCCATCCTCAGAAGTGCTGACCGTAATCAAACAGCACGAGAAGAAAGACTGGGGGTACACCTGTAAGGACGAGCCGTTCAAGTCATACTGCGATCCATCTCTGTGCGTCTTGGCAAAGCACGGGATCAGCGATGATGCGCCTGATGCACCGCAGGTTGGCGGGCTGACGATCATGTTGTCTGAGCCTCGGTTGTATTTCATGGATGTAAACGGGTTGCGGATTCAGTTGAGCTCAGAGCAGTTGCAGAATCAAACGCTCTGGCAGCGAGCTTGCATGGAGCAGTGTAACTTTATGCCGCCGACTACTAAGCCACAGAAGTGGCAGCAGATGGTCAACAGTTTGATGAGCCAAGCAACGTACATCGATGTGCCGTATGAGGAGACGATTGCGGGTCAATTCAAGGAGCACTTGTTTGCCTACTGCACCAGTCACATTCGTGCCATGGCTCCAGAAGAAATCGAGATGAATAAACCGTGGACCGATGGTGGTGTGACGAAGTTTAAGTTGGAAGGCCTGTTGGAGTATCTGCACCATCGAAGGTTTGTTGGTCAGACCCGAGCGCACATTATTCAGATGATACGGGACATGGGCGGCGACAATGGAGTGCAGAATATAGTAAAAGCCAAAGGGAAGCGGACAAACATCCGATGTTGGTACGTCCCTGCTTTTGAAGAAGATGAAACCGAATTGCCTGTGAAGGAGATATCAAATGACATCCCATTCTAATCGCTTGCTCCGAGTGGGGGAAGTTGCGGACCTATTGGGTGTGTCGCGATCCTACGTCTACAAGTTAGCGCAGACTACAGACAACTTTCCGAAGCCCATTGTTCTGGGGGACGAAACAAACAAGCGGTCCTCTAGCCGTTGGGTTCTGTCCGAGGTTGAAGATTGGGTAAACTCAAGACCAAGGGGCAAAGAGTATGATACCTAAAGCGGAACTGGTGCTTGGCCCTCCAGGGACAGGCAAGACCTACTACCTGATACAGCAGATCAAAGCGGCGTTGGAAAAAGGAACGCACCCGTCAAGGATCGGCGTGATTTCGTTTACGCGTAAAGCCATCGAGGAGATGGTTGCTCGGGCCTGTGCTGAGTTTAACCTGGAGCCAAAAGACTTTCCGTTTATGAAGACAAGCCACTCGTTCGGGTTCCATGGACTAGGGTTGCAGCCTCAAGACATCATGACCAAGGAAGATTACGACAACATAGGACGGGAGCTCGGCCTGACGTTTGAAGGTAAGATGCGTATGTCGCTAGAGGATGGCTTGTCTTTGCCCACGATTGGAGGATCAGGGTCCAAGTATCTGCAACTGGAGCACCGAGCTCGGCTGCGTATGATTGATCTGGAACGTGAGTTCAACGATGCGGGGGACCGTGATTTGTTTTTCCCGAAGCTTGTGCAGTTGTCCAAGCAGATCGAAGAGTACAAGGCGGCGACTAACAAGTTTGACTTTGTGGACATGATCGAGAAGTACATTCCGTTGGGGGAAGCGCCGAGCCTAGACTTCTTGTTTATTGATGAGGCCCAAGACTTTACTCCGCTGCAATGGCAGATGGCTGAGAAGATAGCGGACAATGCCGATCAGGTGTTTATTGCAGGGGATGATGACCAAGCTATTCACAGGTGGACGGGCGTTGATGTTGATTTGTTTAACGAGAGCTCGAACAATGTAAAAGTTCTGGAGAAATCCTACCGTATTCCCAAGGCCGTGCATCGTTTGGCAAACAGTATATCCGAACGTATATCCGGACGGCACGAGAAGGAGTTTGATTCGCGTGACGAGGAGGGAAAGGTCGAGTTTGTTTATCACTTGGATGACATCCCGTTGTACGAGGGGTCGTGGACAATCATGGCTCGGACCAACAGCTACGTTACTGACTTGGCGGACCACATAAAGAAGGCGGGGTTTAAATATTCCATCAAGGGAAGGCCCAGTGTGTCCCCTACCTTGGTTGCAAACATCTTTACTTGGCAGGATCTTTGCGCGGACAAGACGGTGTCGCTGCAAAGGATCAAGGACTTCTATTCGTCGGTCCCAAAGCAGGGGCAGAACGCTGTTGTCAAACGAGGATCCACTCAGATGCTAGATACTTTAGCGTCGGATGCGGAGCTCACCATGGAGCAACTGCAAAAAGATTATGGGTTGTTGGTGGGAGCCGAACAGTCTGCGTCGGAAGTATTAAGGATTGGCAAAGCTGAGAGAGAGTATATCGTAGCTATGATGCGAAGGGGTGACGATTTACTGTCCGAGCCACGCATTAAGTTATCCACCTTCCATGCTATGAAGGGCGGGGAAGATGATAACTGCGTCGTATATACGGCGTCCACCGCAGCGTGTGTGAACAGTGACCACCCAGACGATGAGCATCGAGCGTTCTATGTCGGGGTGACCAGAGCAAGGCACACGTTGTACATTCTACAGAGCAGTAACAAATACAGGTACACGCTATGAAACGAGATGAAGTCTTAGACAAAGCCAAAGAGTTAATCAACGGTCAGAGGGCCAAGGATTACGGTGATGCGTACCACAATCATGGCAGGATTGCGGAGGGGTGGAACATTATTATCAGCGGAGCGTTAAAGAGTCACGGCCATGTAACCGCTGCGCATGTCGCGTTGATGATGGATTGGGTAAAGAGTGCGCGTTTGGTTGAGAACATCGACCACGAGGATTCTTGGGTGGACAAGGCCGGGTATAGTGCCTTGGGCTCGGAGCACATAGACCGGGATAAGAAAGACGTACCGTCTCTTTTATTACCTCGGCACAAAGAAATCATCCAAAGGATGCGTGAAAAGAATGCAAGATAATCTCTTTGGCAGTGCGCTGCACCACCAGATTAAGAACGAGTTGAATCTGATAGATGCTGACTGGAACATTCCTCCGGACTATCCTGACCTAACAGGGTACAAGAATGTGGCCGTGGATTTGGAAACCTATGATCCCAACATCAAGACTCTTGGCCCAGGGTGGGCCCGTAAGGACGGCCACATCATAGGTATTGCGGTGGCAGCGGGAGAATACCAAGGGTACTTTCCTATTCGGCACGAGAACTCGCATAACCTAGACCCCAAGTTTACCCTGCGGTGGCTCAAGAAACAGATGTCTGTGCCTGACATGAACGTGATTATGCACAACGCAATCTACGATGCGGGTTGGCTGAGAGCCGAGGGCATAGAAATCAAGGGTAGGATTATCGACACGATGATCTCAGGGGCACTGGTGGATGAAAACCGTTGGTCCTTTGGTCTTGATTCCATGGCTCGGGACTTTGTGTCCATGCGTAAGAACGAACGGCTTCTGCAAGCAGCGGCCAAGGAGTGGGGCGTTGATCCTAAGTCAGGGATGTACAAGCTTCCGCCCAAATATGTGGGGGCCTACGCCGAGCAGGACGCGGTTGCTACGCTCAAACTGTGGGACGCATTAAAGGCACGGTTAGAGGAAGAAGAACTCTGGCACATCTGGGACATTGAGAACGGGTTGATACCCTGCATGTTGGACATGCGTACCAACGGTGTGCGCGTTGATCTGGACAAGGCAGAGCAAAACAAGAAGCTGATTCGTAAGCAGTCGAAACTCTTGAGAACTAAGATTGAGAAAGAAGCGGGGATGGAAGTGGACATCTGGGCATCCGCTTCGATCCAGAAGATGTTTGACAAGCTAGGTATGGAATACCTTACCACGGAGAAAGGTGCGCCGTCCTTTACCAAGTCATTTCTGAACGATCACCCGGCTGAGATATGCCAATCACTGGTTAAGCTGCGTGAGTTTGACAAGGCAGACGCTACGTTTATTGATAGCATTCTGCGCCACGAGCATAATGGACGTATTCATACGGAGCTCCACTCTACCCGTAGGGATGAGGGCGGCACGGTTACGGGTAGGTTTTCGTCATCCAACCCTAATCTACAGCAGATTCCTGCTCGTGATCCGGACATCAAGAAGATGATCCGCGGATTGTTTATTCCAGAAGAGGGGATGAAATGGGGATCGTTCGACTACTCAAGCCAAGAACCGAGGCTCTTGGTTCACTTCGCAGCGAGCGTTCCATCTGAGTTACGCAGTCATGTGGTGGATGATGTGGTGGATGAGTTCAACAGTGGCGATGTTGATCTACACCAGATGGTGGCGGACCTTGCAGGAATTACGCGTAAGCAAGCCAAGACTGTGAACCTGGGGATTATGTACGGCATGGGCGTAGCCAAACTGGCCGATCAGCTAGGCATTGCTTCGGACGACGCCAAGGATTTAATCAAGCGGCACCGCAGTAAGGTTCCGTTTGTTAAGCAGCTTGCGGACATGGCAACCAAGAGGGCTGACCAGAACGGTCATATACGCACTCTGCTAGGCCGTAAGTGCAGGTTTCCCTTGTGGGAGCCTAAGAAGTTCGGAGTGGGCAAAGCCATGTCTCACGACGATGCACAGAAGGAGTACGGATCGGACATCAAACGAGCGTTTACTTACAAGGCGCTCAACCGTTTGATCCAGGGATCAGCAGCCGACCAAACAAAACAGGCGATGCTTGATTGTTACAACGAGGGACTTACTCCTATGCTCACGGTTCATGATGAGTTATGCTTTAACATAGAGAGCCAAGAACAGACGGCTAAGATAAAGGACATCATGGAAACAGGTATACCGCTCAAGGTCCCTTCTAAAATTGACGTAGATATTAAAGATGATTGGGGAGAAATCGAATGATTGAAGATGACATGCCGACACTAGGACTGAAACAAATGCACCCGTTACAGGTTCACGCGTTGATGGACTTCGTAGGAGAGGCGCTGAACCTAGCCGCCTTGACCGACGACGAAGAGATTCTCAAAGAAGTAGAGTCTTCAGCCGATGAACTGGTACGGTTGTTTGGCGGCAACGGTGTTAAGGTAACCGTCGAAGCTTACTGACGTTGTTGGCGGCGTAGGATTTCTTCGTTAGCAGCCTGCGCCGCTGGATCACTGCCCAAGACTGACGGAGCCAGAGACTGAGCTCGCTGCAATAAGTTTGTTGCGCCAGTCGTTGCTCGATCCGCTAATCCGCTAATCGTATCCGTCGCTTGCCCTACAAAGGTTTCACTAGGTTGAGGTTGTGGGACCACGGGTTGAGAAACCACGGGACCCAAGGGCTCCGGAGGAACATAAGTAGGTTGTTGAGTCCCGACTATCTCAGTGTTCATTAGAGATCTACGAACTTCGTTTATCTCTTTTGTAGGAACGCGTTGAAGAATCCTGTTTTCTTTTTTGACGTTCACCTCTCGGGCGACTTCTCTAATCAATGACCGACTGACTTTGATTGGGTCGTATCGGTTGTTAAGAATATTCCGTAGTTCTTTTCGAGACACTGGGGTGTCTTTAAATGCTTGAATAATCTGAGCCCGAGTCATCCCAGCGTCCATTGCAGCATCTATTTTACTTTTTAAGACAGCTTGGTGCCGACGTTTTGCCGTGTTTGCTTGAACATACGCATCCAGAATGCTTTCTACTGTAGCGTCGTTGTCGTCCGCAACCTTTGTAAAGATCTGAACCGCACTGGACCTGTCCGCAGTGTATGCACCAGCATCGAATCCCAAGCTTTTCCCGATGTTTACTTTCAAGGGACGAAGACCAGTGAGCATTGTGCCCGCTTCTTCCGCCACCGTAAATGGATCACCAGTCTTTCCGGGCTCACCTGTGATTGCGCGGTTTAATCTGCCAGAAACAATCTCACCACCTTTGACGGTGTAAGCCTGCTCCACGATCCCAGGGATGAAGGCTCCCGCTACATGGACCAAGGATTTAGATAGTTTGTCCCCCCAAAGTTCCCCGGGCTCATAGATCTCGGCGCCAGTCTGGGTTTTACCGTCTCGGATAGTAACATCAATAAGACGTTCCGTTGCTAAAGCCTCTGATGCAAACGGCTCCGAAAACTTCTTGAACGCCTCAAGCGCAGCGAAACCAATTTGCTCTGCCTCGTTGGCCCCGATCTCACCCTTCTGTTGGTAGACTTCCGCAGCGGCTCGTGCAGGAGCCAGCATAAACTCATAAGGAAGCATGTATGACAGATCGACAACCTCTGCGTTCAGGTCCTTGTCTGGTTTCTCCAAAAACATCATCGTGTTACCAACAGACCAGAACGGCTTGTTCTTTTCCAGAAGATCCTCTTCTGCTTCGGTAATGCCCAAAATGTTATGCGCTGCATCCCGCATTGCAACAGGTGCAACCGTAGCCATAGAGATATAACCCGTAAGACGCTCGGCCCCAATGCCACGCACCTGACGAGCGAACGCTCTAGCTTGCTGTTCACCCATGGCTTGAATCATTTCAGGGGTAGCCTTGAACCCTAGTTCTTTAACCGCTCGGTTTACAATGTTGCCCGATGTGCGAATGATCTCCGCAGGGAACGCCATGAAGTTACCCATAACAGGGATTCGACGCAGGGACTTAATGACTTCAGGAACCATAGAATATGTAGGCATGGTCTGCTTGACCAAGTCTGTTGCCAGCATGTTGCCAAAGTCTGTGTCTGCGATAGATGATGTTCGTTGCGCCAACCCTGCTTTGGTCATTGCGTCCTTAAACGCTGCTTTCTGTGCATTTTCCGCCATAATAATTGCTAGTTCTTCAGGGGTTTCGTTCCCCGAAACAGGCTTTGCGGTCAGATCGTCTATATCAATACCAGCCTTACGCATTGCTGCGCCGTACCGAGCTTTCTCGCCAAGAGCACCCACCACCTTCCAGTAGTCGTCACCTAACTGGTAAGTTTTTTCCATAAACTTTACCCCAGTGCCGATGACAGGGGTCTTGCGAACTAAACTGCCGCCTTTAGTAAGAAGAGAGGATACACCTTCTTCGGTCTGCTCCTGCATCAACTTTTTAAGTTCGTTGAGTTGGATGTTCTGACCGATGGCGCCTTCGTCTTGCATAGCCTTGAGCAACCGGAACTGTTCTGGGCTGTCCACCGCGTTAGCTACCAGCACTTGTCCGCTCTCAAAGATGCCCATGTTGCGGCCAAGCAATCCGTTTGCCCCCACAACAAAGGTGTTCGACAAGAAGTTACGAACCTGTGACAACGGATTAAGAACCGTCTTCGTCATCTGGGACAGACCTTTGAGTTGCAAGGATACAGCAAGGGCATCCTGCACAAAAGACTGTGATCGACTTGGTGTAGTCAAACTATTAGCAATCTCGGTCGGAACGTAGTTGCCAGACAAAGATCCATACTTGCCACCGAACACGTTCTTTTCGTCAGCCTCCCCCATCTTGGTATAGTTTAACTCTTCCGTAAGAACTTTGACCTGATCATCAGTCAGGTTGTTTCCGTTGATGGCAAAGGGCCGACCGCCTGCGTTCATCTTTTGAACGGCCTCGTCAAAGAACTGAACTTGCCCTGGGGTCGAGGCAGACTGTGCGGTGTTGCTGATCGAGTCAAACAATCTTTGCGAGGCCATCGTAGTAGACATGTTGTCCACTGTGCGTAGGAACGCCTCCTTTGGATTACGAACCTCTCCCATCATTTCCCGCAGCACAGGAGCCTGTTCCAAGAACGCCGAACGATCTTTTAACATTCCGTCTGCCAACTTAAACAGCGAGGTGCGCCCTACCACTTCCTTCGCGCCTTTCGCCACCCCAGAACCAGCCTGTCTAGCTGCCGCCTCCGGCGTCAAACCAAAGGAGTTGACTGAAGACTTGTTAAATATGTCGTTGATAAACTGCGTGGCTTGTTGGTCCGCGGTCTGAGTATCAATGGTCGGGGTCCGAGTTTGGATGACATTTATAATTTGTTGCTTGGCCTCTTTGTACTGAGGCATGGACGCTGGGTTTACGTCTTGAAACTTCTTTGGGTCCAAGTGTAGCTCGTACAGCCGTCGGATGTATGTCCCCTGATTGTTCTGGAACTGCTGTAAGAGTTCATCCTGTCGGGCAGGATCAAGGTTTGGAGCAGAGCGAACAGAGGTTTCAAACTCTACGCTTAGATCATCGATCTTACTGCGCATGTTATCCACAGCAGTCCGGGCCTTGGCACCATAAACCTTAGTAAAGTCATCCTTACTCATGTTGCCTGTGAGAAAGTCCATCGTGTCGTTGTACGCTCGTTGCGTGGCGGACTTGCCCCGACCTGTAAGACGTTGCAGGCGAATAGCTTTGCTGATTGCAGACTCATACTCGCGTAAAAGTTTAGATGCCGCTGCTTCTTGAGCCTCGGTCATGCCTTCCGCGGTACGAACAGCGGTGGTTATTTCGTTGGGTGCCAGCCCATCCGCGGTAAAGTTCTTCTTTAAAAAGTCCGCAGATTTAGGAAACAAACCTTTTGCTTTATCCCCTAAGTAATTCATTCCAGCCGACAGGCCACGAGCCAAAGTCGGAACGCCAGATAATTCTGTGCGGCCAATGCCTTGAATCACGGCCCCCGCTACAGGCAGCACAACTTCCCCAGCAAGGTTAAAGCCCGCGCCTTCTATACCAAGCCGGAACTTGTTTCTCAGCCGTACCGCTGCGAGCTCCTTACCCGTTAGACCGAACTCATCTTCTGTTCTCATAAGATCTGGCATAGCGTCCCAGCTATCTGCCAAGGTGGTCATGGTGCTAGGAGACACCAACACATCTGCTATGCCTGTCCCCGCCGTGGTCAGAGCAGCGCGACCCGCTCTTGTTTGGGTCAAAGCTTTGGGTGCAGTTCTTCCAAACGATTGCGCGGCCTTACCGAACCATGTTCGAGCAGCGGGAATCGCGGTCCCTGATTGCAAAGCTTTACGGGCCTTGTCCGCTTTGGAAACAAGACTAAACACCCCTAACCCAGGGGTTGCGTATGTCGTAATAACTTCTGCGAATTTACCTGCGGAGCGTTCTGGCACTAGGCCCAGACTGTCCTTCACGCCCTCAAAGGTTTCGGTGACTTTCTGTTGGGCCCCGTCTTCTATTAGATCAGCAGACGCTAGACCCGCCGCTCCCAGTTCTGTCAAACCTTGACCGATGTTTACGATACCCGCACCAGCACCACGGGCTATCGACCCGATGACCGTTTGATCCGACTCTTCGTCTATAGGTCCTAAAGGTTCCGGAGGAATGTATTCGTTTACTGGTCCTAGCGGTTCCGGAGGAATGTATTCTTCGGCCATTGTTTTTCCTCTCTACTAACGAACGGGATACCGTTGTCCTCCAAATACAAACTCTGATTTCCCTGCCGCTTTCGCCGCTGCTTCCGTTTCTTGCATTGTTAATTGTCGAGTGCCGCCCGCAGCCAAAGGCGAAAAGTTGCTCATGTCAACGCCCATAGCCTCATAAATAGGAGTTACCCGGCTTATAGCTACACTTTGAACCGTCTCTCCCGGTTTAAGCACCAATGTAGCATTCTCAATTTCTTTGGCTACTTGAGTTTCTGCGGCCTGAATTGCATCAATAGGGGATTTAAAATCTCGCATTCCGACTGCGTCCCCTGTTGCCCGCATACTTGCAACCGTTCGAGCGTTCCGAAGTCTCGCCTCTAGTCTGCGATCCTCGTTGGCCTCGGACAATGCCAACATGTTAATTTTATCTTTACGCGCTTGCTCGGATGCTCGATCCTGCTTCATCATCTTCGTGCCCGCAAGCAACCCGTTGGCTATGTTGGACAGAGCATTAGGGCTTTCGCCCGAGGCTATAGCAAATCCAATCATTGCCATGTTGTGCCACATTTCCTTCTCAGCGTCTTTGTCTTTCATGCCTAGCATTTCGCTAAACATTTTCTCATACGCCTTGACCGATTCTTTGGGAGACAAGTTAACTTCTTGGCCCGTGAGCCCAGTAAAGATTTGATTGGACGTTTTATCTGATTTTTCCTCTGGGGTTAGATCTGGATCGTTAGCAATCTCTACAATAGGTTCAAGGTTCGAGGGCCCAGATCTACCCGCATTCTCCGCCGCTTCTCTTCGTTGCTCTGGGGTTAAGTCAGGAGTCGCTTGTTCATCATCTGCGTCCTCCGTTTCGACTTCCACAACCGCGGGTTTCGCTGCGGCTTCGGGTTCGACTTCCGTTTCCACAACCGCGGGTTTTGCTGCGGCTTCCGCCTTTTGAAGTTGTTGCGCCTCAATCTCATCCAGTGCATAGGGCACATCTTTAAATGGTTTAGTCCTACTAAGAACTTGATCCACCGCAGAGGGTGGAGCCTCGGGTTCTTTGGCCGCAATTTCACGAGCGTCTCTCGCAGCCTTCGCTGCTAGATCTAAAAATTCTCCAGATCCTGTTGCTTCAAACCTTTGCTGCGCATCCTCGGCAACGCGTTCAGCTTCCATTTGAGGCTGTACGTTCGTGTCGAAGTTGTACTGATCTATAACCATCTTCTGCACGTTAGCTTCTGCTTTTGATCCGCCTCCTAGCATGATCTCCGCATTGCCTCCGCGTGGGCGGATGGCCCCTGTTTCTGGGTTGTAGTCAAAGACAGACATACCCATCGTGCCCTGATTTAAGGTCACTGGAACAAAACCTTCGTTCTCCGCAGCTGCGGCTAGTTCTTCGGAAGCAAGTTGATTTGCTTCCAATAATGGGGAATCTGGGCCCAGAGCATTGGCTATAATTGCTTGTGTGTCTCCGCTGTCAATACGAGCATTAGCTTCATCAGACAAAAGCGCCCGAGCTTGAGCCAATATCTCATCGTTTGGATCCGGAGCGGGTCCTTGTTGCGCCGCCAACATAAGCTCTGTTGCCAAGCCCGCACTCGGAGGTTGCGCCATGGCGTTGCGAACAGCCGGAGTATTGAGTTCCGTTGCGCCGATAGTAGGTGGAATAAACCCTTCTGTCTGTACATCCTGTTGAGGAACAAAAGCCTTAGACAACTCTCCAGGAAACATCACAGAGTCTTGAGACGCTACGGCTTCTGGGGCACTCGGCTCAAACAACCTATTAAGACGAGTCCCAACAACAGCGTCTCCTGGCCTAGTTCTAACGCTATCTTCTATGAGTTGAGCCTCTTCCACCAATGCGTCTCGTTGACCCATAAGATCTGGAATCGCATCGTTTAACTTCATTAATGTACTTGCTTTAACGCGCAAATATTCGCCAGGTTCTGAAAACCCTGGGATGTTAATAATGTATTCTTGTTCAACTTCTCCAGAGTCGTTGCTTTCAGGAGGTGAAGAAGGCGGCAATATAGGGCTGGTTAAGTCCGATGTACCCACCATCAAATCTTCTGAACCCGTCGGCACACCCGCCAACACAGGGCGTTGCGACTCAACCGAAGGCCCCGACGTAAGTGTTTGCTCCACGTTAGGTCCACTAGAAACAGGAGGCTGCATTAAAGAAGCTACACCTTGAGCGGCCTCTGGGTTCACATTGCTGGGCATTAACTCCGCCGTGGGCAACGAAACAGGAATCGCGGCAGTCTGCTGACTTGGATCTCTGAACGTCCGGTCCCCGCCAAGCTCAGGGTAATTTCTATTAATATAACTCTCTGGACGATTTAATTTGTAGTTAGGAGATTCTCCTAACGGTCTAAAGGAACTTTCAAGATTAGGATCTAACAATCGAGACGAAGCGGCAGACACAAGATCAGAAGCTTCGCTTGCTCCATACCCACGTTGCGTCAAAATCTCTATGATCTTGTCTTGCGCCATCTCCAACGTAATGTCCGCTCGGGCATCACCGAATATCTGCTCTTTAAAGTTTGGATCAGTGTTTGTAATGAAGCGTTGAATCAATGCAGAAACCTCTGCCACATTGTCCGTGTCCGACAGTTGCCCAGAAGCAATACCCGCAAAGTTTACTCCGCCACCACGCTCAAACTTCTGTACCTCATTCATTAACGGCTCGGACGAAGTCATGATACCGCTCATCTGGGACAAACGGTTTCTTGCGCCTCGATTCGAAAAGAGCTTTCTGTCGTTTACGTTCATAGTAACTCCTTACTGTCCTGCGCGGTACATACCGTAAAGTCCGGTGGCTAACCCGCCAGCCTGTGACATGAAACTTGGGCTCGGCGTAGAAGCCTGCGTGAAACTTGACTGACCAATCGGCATCCCTTGGTAAATATCTGAGTAGAAACCAAGCTCCTGCATCGGCTGTTGATACTGTTGATACTGGTTTGCGAACTGCGCGTCCAGAATTGCCTGCTGTTGCTGCTGCTCCTGACCACCGATGTTCATCAAAGTGTTCATATCGTTTAGGTTCAGACCCTGTTGCGCCTCGCCAAGTTGCGCTTGCTGCATGCCCAAGGATCCTAGACCCTGACCAACACCCGCAATACCCGATCCCAACTGTCCGTACTGACCAGCAATCGCGCCCATCTGACCTGCGCCCGCCAGTCCCATTTGGCCGTACTGCTGACCCATCTGACCAACTTGAGCACCCAAACCTGCCGCCTGACCTGCGCCTTGCATGCCCATCTGTGCGCCCTGCATGCCAAGTCCAGCACCTTGTTGTGCTGATTGCATACCCATCTGCGCTCCTTGTGCGCCCATTTGACCAGCCGTTTGCGCCCCTGCCAGTCCCATTTGACCCGCTGATTGTGCACCCTGCATGCCCATCTGCGCTCCTTGCATCTGAGCCTGACCCGCTTGCTGTGCCGCGCCCATACCCATCTGCGCGGATTGCGCACCCATGGCTCCGGCTTGACCCGCCGCCTGCATGCCCTGCCCAGTGCCAGCAAGATTAAGTTGTCCACTCGTGGCACGGTTTGCTGCGGCCTGACCAAGGCCCGCCAGCCCAAGCTGCGTAGCCTGTGCCGCGGTGTTCGCACCCGCTTGTGTACCTTGCATAGCCGCTTGTCCGGCTTGACCTGCTGCCGACATACCCGTTTGCGTAGCTTGCAACCCTGTGCCCGCACCCGCCTGACCAAGTTGACCCATAAGACCTGCTGCTGATTGCTGACGACCTTTGGCCGCTTCGTATGCAGCTTGAGCTCGTTGAGACGCGCTCTCATATCCAGCCTGACGCATTCCCGCAGCAGTCTTAGCCTGCTGGTCTAACACGTTTCGACTAATCTCCGCGCCTTCAATACCTTGGCGCGAGCCACCAAAGGCCCCCGCACCAACGGCTGTTGCACCAAGTTGATTCTGTTGTTGCTGCCCAGCGCGAGCCACATCCGCCATAGCGGCGTCAATTACTGACTGCTCGTATGGGTTCATGTAATCGCCAATAGCTGACGGATCGAACTCTGCCGCCGATCCTTGAAGGCCGGATATACCAGCCTGCGCCGCGCTTAAACCAAACTGGCCTAGCTCGTCAGCCGCACTACCAGCCTTTAAAATGTTCTGCGCGGTCTGCTGCCCCTGGCTTTCCATGCGCTGCCCGTATTCAGGCAACTGTTCCAATGCCCCAAGGCCTACGCCCTCGGCCTTTCGACCTAAATTCATTACGTCTGCGCCTGCACCCATACCTGCGCGTTGTGCTAACGCACCAATATCTTGGATGTCAGAAGCCGATCCAGTCAAAGCAGCTTGACCTGCCCCAACCTGACCTAGAATATTCTGTGCTGTTTCCTGACCAGCTTGTACGCCCATGTTTGAAGCGTCGGCTATTCCGCGAACTCCACCCGCCGCAGCAAGTTCACCACGTTGAGCAGCCCCTGTCAGCGCCGCTTCCCCGCGTTGCCCAGCTTCTATTACGCCTTGACGGCCTAGCGCAGCAACATCTACTCCGGCTTGAGCAGCCGCTTGTACTTCAGGAATTGCACCTTGTAATTGCTCAACAGCAAAATCACGATAAGGAACAGCCCCAGTATATGAGTCCGTTACCATTTGCTGCGCCGCAGCTAACGGGTTGTACCCCTGCTGCATTGTTTGCAACGCAGTACCAAGGCCCGTGACCCCCGCTCCTACGCTTCCGGCTCCCGCTTGTAGCATTGGCAAGTACGAACCAACCCCAGATTGCGCTAATTGCGTTGCTTGTGTTTGAAGAGGAGTTCTGCCTGCAACCTGTCGGTTAGGCATTTGAAGGTCAGCAAGTTGTTGGTCGGTTAATTGTCCCGAACGAGCTTGGTACTGACGCATTGCCTCGTCGAGAATCCCAGTATAGTTGGGATCCGCCGTAGACATATAGTTTTTCATCCAATCAGGAATATCCTGAATGCTTGTTTGTGTACTACCTTCGGCCATTATGCTGCACCTCGCTCAAAATCTCGCATCATGGCGTACATTTTAGCCGCGCCCTGCTCTCGATTACCGTTTCCTGCGCCTTTAACTGCGCGTTCTGTCATTACAAATTCACCATCAGACAACGCGGCGTCCTGCACAGGCTGTCCATCTTGGTATATCGTAGCCGGAATAGAATCGCTGCGCCCCGTCCCTGGGCCCTCGATGTATCCACCTTGGGCAAAACCATCAGAACGCGGAGGCAAGCCATCAGGGTATTCAAATTGATGCTTGCGCCTAAACATTTCTTCGTATTCGTCTCGGGCCTCTGGAGTGCTAAAGCGTCTTCCAGTATATCTATCGACATACAACTCTTGATTTAAACCGCTCTTTGGTTTCGTAAGCTCCTCAACCGCACCAAGGGCCGTGAGCCCCGTATAAAGCATCATCGGATTACCTCCGAGAACCTTGTCCATAATACCTTTTTCAGCAACCTTCTGTGAGCCTTGAGCTAAGAGGTTAGCTTGCGTTGTGCCTTGTATTGCTTGAGCCGCTGCTTGTTGAGTTGCCATCTGTTGCAAACCAGCCTGCGTACCTAAACCAAGAGATCCAAACCCTCCGGTAATTGCGCTTCCAATTCCAGAGCCTTGTATCGCAGGACCAAAGACCTTGGCTCCAACTCCAGCAATCAAAGCGTCTTTAATAGCGTCTTTAGGTTTCTTCTTATCAATGATTAAACCGCCCAAGCCGGATCCAATGGCCGAGGCTACCGCTCCACCGCCGGGAATTAATAACCCCGCTATGCCACCTAATATAGATCCTAAACTCATTACGCTTCCCCTTTGATAGCTTCAGGCGCGGTCACAGTAATCATCGTGCTGCGTTTCTCTGCGCCTGTCCAAGCCTGTCCACAATCGGGACAATTACCATCAGGGTAGCTTGCAATTTCTTCCGGCGTGTCAACCGCGTTCGTACAGTTCACACAATGGACTGTATCAGAACTTGTTGAAGGTTTCCAGCGGGAGCCGTCTGGCATTATAATTACACTCATGTTGTCACCGTTACTGTTCCGACAGAGCCCGTAGCTTGTGAACCACGAACATACGGAGAATAAGCTAAGGGCACTCTAACATAACCATCATGGTTAAAGATAGCCCCCGGCTCCAGTCCGCTGTCATCTGTTTGAAGATTAGTAAATACCGCAAAAGTATTGCGCCCCTCCCCCGGGTTCTGCATCTGCTCCAAGTATACAGAAAACGCACGAACAATCTCTGCTAGATATTGCTGGTCATACTCTTTCGGAGCAACAGGAAAGAAAGGAAGGACAAGGTTACGAGACATTAACGCATCCCGTCTGGCTGTATATCCACCCTCGGTGAACCCAGCCGCCACGTTGTGCCTGCATCCGTTGTTTCGATCTTAAAGGCAAACGATCTACCCCTTAGTCGAACATGCACTTGCTCAGTAAACTGCTCCACCGGAACAGTTGCAGTTTTCTCCACGACCTTTGCGTTAGTCTGCAAGTAATTACCACCAGGGAAATTACGAGTCTTGAGCGTCATCGTGGCCTGTGGAGTTTGATTGGTGCTGTCGCGGAATGTTAGGTCAGGAATCATACGACGCAAGAATGCAAACTGATCCCCCTCGCCTAGATCCATCTGGCTACTCTCGATGTACGCACTGATACCACTAGCTGGGTTTGTACTACCGTCGTCAAAACCCTGCTCCTGATAATACAAGACATGATCCGATGCCGCTGCAACGGGCAGATCCTCTACACCCCGATCCAACCAGCATGTACGGTTTAACGACCCATAATACCAGATCTGCTGCTGGTAGTTGTACACAACGTAGCTGTCGTTTTCAGTGCTAGAAGCCGATGGATAGAACCACCAAACCTCAGAAAATGCTGTGTTCGTACCCGCTGTAACTTTTTCAAGCTGATCGGAGTTAATGTTGCTAAACACATAGTCCCGAACAGTACACGGCAACCGCTGTACCGCACCGCCGTAGACATAAAACTCTTCGGCGCCCATCCAATACACGTTGTCCTCAACCGCAATAGACGCCAACGGACCAGCAATCGTGATGTTTTCAGACACAGTATTGATACCAAAGGTAAATGGTGGCCCAAGGAACTGCATCGCATGCAGCGATACATCCGTAAATACCAGTACCTGCTGTCGTGTTTCAACAGCCGTAATGATCTCGGACCCAGAACCGAGGCGCAAGTCCCCAGCCGTATTGGTCGCCGTAGCGTTCCACTCGGTTAAAGAAGCTTGGTCCGAGAACCGTATGAGCAACGGATCCTGAACCCCAGGATTAAGCTCACTGTCGCAACCAAACGCGATGATGTGCCGATCACGGTCCGAAACCAGAACCTTTTTAGCTATGATCGGAGTAGTGTTGGCACCTGTTAACGAAGCAAGTTCCACGGCTCTTGTGCTTGTGCCGTTGGTTTTGTCCCAATAAAATAAATCGCCGTCGCGCACGTTTATAAGCAGATCCTCACCAAAGTTATCATGCGACCAAATGCGAAGGGTTTGACCCGATGTGGTTAAGTTTGCAGCACTGTCCCAAGCTCCGCGACCCCACGTTCCCGCGCCCCAACCCGCGCCCGTAATTGTCGTGTCAAGGCCCGTGTTGATCTGGTATGTGCCCACGACACTAGAGCCGCCGTTCCCGCTGTCACTTGTTGACGCGAAAACAAAACCGCTAGAAACGACTTCTGTAACAGGGTCTGTAACGGTAGGAACCAAGCCCGATGAGGTAGTTATACTAGGGATGGTAGAAACCACTCGAGCTTCAATTAAGTAAGAATTAACATTTAAAACAGACGTAATTTGATATTCTTGGTTTAAAATGGCGGCTGTTATATTGTCCCCCAACGTAACAGCACCTGAAAACGTTACAAAGTCGGACTCTAAAGCGCCATGGGCAGCATCTGTTACTGTAATTGTTGCACATAAAACTGCGGCACCAGAACTGTGCGCTGCTGGTGTGGTGAGTGATTGGCCTCGTAAACAACCCTGTAATACGTTGCTTGATATAGCAGCATAAGTAATTATTTCGTTGTTTATTTTTATGCGTCCAGATTCTGGGAAACCTGTGGACGAAGATAATGTGATCTCGTCGGCATCAATAGCCACATCCGCATTTAAAGTATTCGCCGCAGCAGAAAACGTCACATCTCCCGCAGACGTAGTGACTCGGATCGGAGTAATATCGTTATATCCACCGCCCTCGTTTATGTAATACTTTAGGTGCGTACCAACGCCCAAGTACCGCTCACCTTGGAGCGCGACCCATGGGTGCAATGCACGGCATGTACCTAAAAAGTAGGTGGAAGAACTAGGCTCCCACCCACCTATTTTTTCTGGAAAGCCAAACCGAAACCTAACCTTATCCATATCAAACCACCCGCCCTCATTAGAGTACGACGTAGTTTCACGGTTAATTCCTGGTCGGAACTGGAGTTTGGTCAGTGGCATTCGGTACTCCCAGCATCTTATTCGGCGGCTACGTCCGTTGTATCAGCTTCCAAAGACTTTGTCAGCATGTCCATAAAGGCTTGCTTGCCGACTTGCAGTTGGTCGAGGTTAAACTGCGCCGAACCCATTTTCCGGTCCAAGTCAGCAACGTGGTTAATCATAACCTTTTGCTGATCTGTTAATTGGTCTTCAGTGTAGTCAGTTCCGTTGATCGAAATGGTTTTTGTTTGTTTCTCAGCCATCGTGATCTCCTTTTAAGTTGACAAAATTACCAAGGCACTCCTGCACCTGTGGTTGGGTTAGCTACTGCATTAATCTTAGTTGCAATAGAATTCTCTACATCAGATTTCCATGTTTCACTTTGACCCCATACCCAAGCAAGTACATTTGCTTCAGTTAAGCTGTCATAGGCTACAAAGCCATCTGCTGATGCATCAGGTGTAAAACCTGCTGTACCATAAGAAGATGCACTATTGTCACCTTCTACTCCTTTGCAACGCCAGTGTGCTACTGTCACACCACCGTCTGCTAAGTTACGTTCTACTGTTGGAATAGTCCAAGTATATGTAACAGCCATTGTTTAAGCCTCCTGTGCTTCACGCATAGCTTTGTATGCAGCTTTAACATCATCTGTCCATGCTGCATTAGCTATGGCTTGAACACTTGCATCTTCACCAGAAATATCTGTGGCTGTATGTGTCCAGCTATCATCATCATTTTTTACTGAGTTAAATGGTTGTAGAACATGACGATGAAAACTACGACTGAGTTCTGTTTTTGCACCACCAGCCCCTTCTTCCATAATCTTAGTAGCTTTACGAACTTGGATAGTCCAAGTAGAAACTACTTCAATTTTATCATATTCTATTTCTTTTGCTATATCGCCTTGTGCCATGTTTACCTCCTTTGGCTAGTGGACTGTCCGACCCAGTGCTATGCAGTGGGTTAAGTATTTCCTAAATAAATAAATGAACCTCTAAATTCATTGGCACCATTAGCACCAATAATTGCACCTTGGTTTCCATCACCATTGTTGTTGGTAACAATTATACTATCACTTCCAGCTACATTTCTATTGAGATAATACAAAGTATTATTTGAAGTATTAACTGCTCTTACTATGCCGTTTATAGAATATGTATCACTGTTAGTGCTTGAAATAGAAAACGGCAGATTGTCGATCAAAATATTGTCTGTTGCAGGACTACCTGTCAGTGACCATATCAATCTAAACTCAACAAATATAAGATTACCAACCTTTGTATAAGTACCTGTTTGTGTAGTGTCTGTAGCATTACCATCATCAGTACCGTTTTGATATTGTATTTCTGGAGACCAAGACCCCTCCTCATAGTCATCCAGCTTATTAGAACGACTGTCGAACTGAATGCCGCCAGAGAGGTAGAGGTCTTTGAAACGGAAACTAGATGCCCCTATATCAACTGTATCTGAAACACGACTGCCAGTAGAAGAGCTGCCGACAGGTTCAATACTAGAACCATTAAACATTATGCCGTTGGTGTTACCTCGAATATAAAGAGCACCACCACCATCGCCTATTACACCGTTTATAGTACTTGCACCTCTGTAGAAACGTAGTTGCTCTCCATTAGAGTTATCTCTACGGACTTGCATAGTTTCGCCAGTTGAACCTGTGCGGGAAAAGACTGCACTATCACCGCCCCGAATACTGTGACCTGTTTTTGGATATGAACCAGCAGAATCAGTGCCAATATGCAAGTCACCACTTATATCCAGTGTCATCTTTGGAGTGGTCATTTCAGTGTTTATATTTGACCCTCCACTAGCAGAAGCTGCGGTATACCACTTATGCGCCCCTTGATATTGAAAATACTGAGAAGCTCCTCTTGTTGATATGTTCACAAACGTATCACTATTATTTATATACGCATTGTTTATAAGGGCAGTTGTTACTCCCGAATCTGAGTAAAAAGTAGCCTCAGTGCCTAGCATAAGAACTTCTTGATCTGCTATATCATTACGCCAGTTGGTGTTAGGAACTCCACCGATTCCAACCCGACCGCTGCTGTCGATGCGCATGGCTTCTGAGCCAGTATCTGTAGGGTCTGCTCCAGTTACACCTGTGCGGAACGTAATTCCTGCTGTGTCTGTAGCTAAACACAAACCAGCCGCATCAGCCGACATATAACCAGAGGCAACGCCAGAAGCAGTATACATAATTGCTCCACCAGCAACACCATCAGAACCTTCTACTTGCAATAACGCACTAGGCGAATCTGTCCCAATTCCCACCCGACCTGAAGAATCGATGCGCATGCGTTCAGATGGAACAAAAGCAGCATCAGCAGTTTTAGATGCAGCAGCATCAACAAAGAATTGTATTACGCCGCTAGTTGAAGTGCCGCCTGTGCCACTAATTTCTATTCCAGCAGCACCATAAGTTGCAGTTGAAGATGTTTTATAGGCGTTGGCAGTAGTATCTCCATAATAGTTAGAAGTTAAATTAAGTGAACCCTCGCTATAACTCCCAAATATGTTGTTGTATTTAGCAAACGTAAGCGCACGGCCTGTTGATGCAGTACCTAAATCTAAAACACCTTGAGGCGAACTCGTCCCAATCCCAACATTTTGGCTATCGTCTATGGTCATGGCTAAACTATCAGCACCACCACCGCCTCCACCTGTTTGAAATCTTAATTCTCCTGTTCCAGCAGATGCACCATAAGACCTAAGCCGTGTAATATTACTATTATATTCTAAAACACCTTTGTTGGTTTGATGTGCTACTATCTGATTACTTACTTTTATTGCACTGTTAAAGTCAGCTTCGCCTGCCTGTGACATATCAAGGGTAAGGGCATCTATAATACTACCGTTATCGTTACCTTTAAAAATAATAGCTTTATCTTGAACAGACGCTGTAATTGCAAAATCAGAAGAATAGTTACCTAAGTTTCCAATCTCTGTTCCAGCATCTTTTACAGCAATAAACCCGCCATCAGCATCAAGAATGATGTTGCCAGCTACATCAAGTGTTAGATCGCCAGATGTATTAGATATAGTGGTAGCACCAGTAAGAGATATGTCGCCACCAATATCTACGTTGCCGCTTGCATTGATGATTAATCGAGGATTCCCATCACCGTCTGAAAGAACAATGTGGTTGCTGCTGTTGCGAATGTCCAAGCCACCTTGGTTGCCGTCAAACCGACCTAAAATACTGTTCTTTGAGCCGCCAACAATTAAGTCCCCTGATTGATGACCTACAAACGTGTTGTAATTAGCGTTAGCCGAAGCCGTACCTGTACCAGAACCAGCGCCCGTGGCTGTAAAAGAAACCCCAACACTATTCGAACCAGCGCCAATCAGGGTGAAGTCCGTCGTCCCAAGAGTTTGAATAGTGTAGTTTACCCCAGAAACAAGGGCGGTAGCTACGAGTACATCTCCAAGAACACTTCCTGCTTCATGACCAATAGCGGTGTTGTAAGCGGCACTAGCTAAATTTGTAAGCGAATCAGAACCTAAGCCAACGTTTTGAGAAGCAGAATTAACAGAATTACCTAACGAACCAGAACCAACCCCGACATTGTCCGCTCCTGTTACATTATCAAGAGCATATGCTCCAACAGCAACGTTATCATCCCCTGTCACAAGAGCCGATAACGCGTTAGAACCAACAGCAACGTTTAAATTACCGCCCGAAGCAAGCGCGTCCCCCGCTGCATCCCCCAGAGCAACGTTGTTGGTTCCAGTAGGATAATTCCCATCCAGCTTAATCGTGCCGCCATCGACTGACAGGTTGCCAGCTACAGTAACACCGTCTGATGTAACAGTTCCGTCCACGTTAAGTGAGGTATTAAGGTCCACGGCTCCCGTAACTGTAAGAGCCGCTGTGTCAATCGTCATAGCCGTAGACGCATCAATATCAATAGTCGGAGCAACAATCTCAATTTCAGTATCTGCGTCAATATCAAGCTTACCATCAGCAGAAGAGCTAATCTTCAACGCCGTGTCACGGAACTGAAGCTCATCAGTCGTTGTCATCTGGATGTTTGTACCACCAGACGTATTGCCGTTAGCCAGAACCTCGGCAAGCGTATCCTGTGCCGCGGCCTTGTCATCAACATATTTCTTAATGGACTGCTGTGTCGCTAACGCAGTTGCGCTGTCGGAAGACATATTGTCTTCGTCTAAAATCGCAGTGACCGACACACCGCCCAAGCGTAGGCTATCAAAAAACGCGTTGTTAAAGACGTTCGCCGCTACCGCGCCAGTTCCAACCCCGTTGAAAAACACAACCGCTGTCGTTCCTTGAGGAACGTCGTAGTCGTTGGACGCACTATATGTGCCTTGAAACAACCTAATAACCCGTGTTCCACCAAGATCATTCCGGACGTATATAATCTTTTCTGCATCGTTTGGATCTAAACGAACAAAAACATCTGCGTCCGCTGCCCCAGGTGTCCCTGTGAAGATAACCAACCGATTACGACCGCTAGATGTTGCGCCGTCGCTAATCTCTAAAAGGTTTGGAGATCCGGAGGTCCCCGTTGAAGTCAGATTTATCGAAACCTGACCGTCAAGCGCGGTATCAACAAGTTGAAAGTTAATGTTTGTTGTATCGCCCCATGTGCCGGACTGTTCACCTGTGCCAATGAGCTCGATACCGTTATTTAATGTATATGTACTAGGCATGTTTTTATCCTATGCTGCTTCTCGGGTCCAACCTGGAGATTGCGAAGGAGTTTCGCTAGACCACCCAGGGGATTGTGTTGGTTGTTCGGGAGTATAGCTCGGATCTTGATTTGGAACAATACGTCCCCAAACAAGAACCTGACCAACCTGCCCCGTGGCGGATACTCCAGTGACATTAACAGATGCACCGCCGCTAACGGTAACAGAGCCAACGGCTCCTGTGGCCTCAACACCAGTGACATCAATAAACGAAATTGTTTCAACAGTAACACCGCCAACGTTGCCCGTCGCCTCAAGACCTGAAGGCAGGACACGCGCCGCTGCTGTTACCGTGACTGCGCCACCCGCTGCTGTAGCTTCAAGCCCAGTTACGGTGACGATTGCGTCGGCATCCACTGTAACAGTGCCGACATTGCCCGTGGCAGCTAAACCAGTAACAGAGATATTGGCATTACCAATAACGGTAGCTGTTCCTACCTGCCCTGTCGCCTCTACCCCCGTCGGGAACACGTTGGCTTTCGCTACAACGGTTACTGTTCCCACCGACGCGGTGGCTTCCAACCCAGTTACAGGCGCATTAGCCTCCGCAACAACTGTTACGGAACCAACTGAACCTGTTGCTTTAGGAAGGTCTGTTTGACCCCACGGCATATCGCCCCAACCGAAGCGGGACCAACCGCCGATTGGAACGATGATATCTGCCATTAGGCTATCCGGATTATAGCGTTACTTGCGTCCGCTGTTGGGAAAACAATGGTAAAATTACCCGCAGTTGACGTTTTGTCCGCGCCAAAATCCAACACAACAACTGCTGGATTAGTTACCGAAAGAGATGTGGTGTTCGGAGTAGTGTTATAAATCACTGCTCCATGCGCCGTAATCGTCGCCGTAGAAAACGTCAAGTCTTGAAAGTCAGTCAGTGCTGTAGTGCCGCTAGAAGTTGGATCTACACAAGTTAACGCGCCACCCCCCGCCGTATACCCTGTTCCGCTTACCTCGTTGTTTGTAGCATAGTTCTCTACACTAGCGTCCATAGTGCTTCCGGAACCGCCCATATCAGAAGGAACGGCACTGTTAGTGTATAGCGCCAGTTTAAAGGTGTCTCCGTTAGCGAGATCAAAATCATGGACACCAAACAAGAGCTCTTTCTTGAATGATGTGCTCATTGCATTTCCAGAAAAAGCCATGTCACATTCTCCTTATAAGTTCCGCAAGCTCTGGGTGCCCTGCGTCTGTGAGTGCATTATATATCGTAGTTCTGTCACTTTTGATAGCTTCTCGTAAATAAAAATCTACGACCTTTACAACCTGCTTTTTAAACGCATTTGCTTGCGCCTGTATTGCGGGATGCGAGCCATTCGAAACAGAAATAATTTTATCAGCACACCGTTCTGCGACTTCTTCCGGAGAAAAGCCTCGACCTTGAGTGGTGTGTACCTCTACCTTAAAGTCGTTTGATAATTCTAAACCTGGCATCATGATCTAGGAGTCCTCAAAGTACCATAACGGTACTCGTCTATTGTCTCTTGAGCCTCGCCCAAGTTCTTCAGTCTGGAGACACCCTCGCCATAGCGTTGCATATACATCTGCATAAGGTTCGGATCCCCTTTCATAAATGTATACGCTTCTACCAACGATCCGTAAAGCAAAGCTATTTCAGCATTTGTACTCAACCAACTGGTGCCGCTGTCTGCCCCAGCAGTCAAAGAGGCTGGGCGATACAGATAATGTATGTCCACAGTGTAGTTAGCGTTAGGAGTTGGAGCCAAAATAAAGTTATCAACGTCGAACTGGGCGTAGTATCTCGGTTGTCCCGTTGTCGTCGGATCGGGGGTGTATGTCTGTACAAAGTCTAAGTCCTTAAATAATAGGAACTCAGCATCCCCACTCACATCAATGCTCAACGAAAACGGAGCAAGAAAATCAGACGGAGCAGCCAAATACTGATTTCCCGTCGTCATAGTCCCCGCTTGATTCTTTTGAAACAGATTTAACTGCACACTTTTAAGTATGCGCTCCTCCGCCAACCTAATAAACAAAGGCAGGTTGTTCACAAACGTTGTCTCGTCGTTCTCGGTGTAATCCTGAATGGCTTGCTTCAGTTCGCCGTATGTCATTGTCATGTTGTCACCGTCACTATGCCGACCTTACCTATCGCACGAATACGCTCCAATGTAGGCGATTCGACGGTCGGAGTGTCAACGTACACCTGTAATGCTTCTGCTTGATCTGGTCGTGGATTACGAAGAGCCTGCGGATCTGGAGAAGCTTTAGGAGGAAATAATTGTGGGTGCTTGGGGTCAAACTCGTCAGGACCTACTTTAGCGCCCGTCCACTCAACCTGCATCTCACGCAGACGGTAACGGCGACCAGACCGATCAGATATTCCCCATGCGTTTTTACCCGATGCGTATGGCATTAGACCCTCAAATAACGAATGCTAGGCTGCAACTTCAACGGAACTCGATCCTCGTCCTCGTCAGCAGCGCGTTGGAACTCTTCCTCGTATACAGACTTTAGAAGCTGTAGACGCTCTGGAGCCCGCTTCATCGCAAGATAGTAAGCAAGACCAGCAACCATACAGGGATAAAACCTAAAAGGCATGTCAGTAGTGTTGACAAGACTATCTGCGTCCTCAATCCGTTGCACATAGTAGTAGATAATTTGATCCGTAGAGTTCTCAGGAACAGCCCATAAGTTAATTACAGGATTAATCTGCCTATTGAACCAAAACTGACTAGGCCGACCCTGAGTCGTTTTGTTAGGCAAAGTAACGTAATCCCCACGACTGATCCGCTGGACTTCATAATCCGTATTGTCCCTGCGAAGAACAATCTCCAAGACATCAACTACATCCGGCAGCAATGTTTCCGCTGCTTGACCTTGCGTAAGGGTGATCGTCCCCTGCTCAACGGTCCACATGTTGATCCCACGGTTTGCCCAATCCGCAAACATCAGGTTCAAGGACCGACGCGCTGTCCGCGCATCGTAGCCAGTGCGAACCTCTAGTCCGCACCGCTCATATGCTTCCTCGATTATCTCACCGACATCGAGATTAAAGTCTCTTGATCCTGAAGTTGCCATATCGTTAACTCATGTTTGTGTCACGAACGCCGCGACCAGCCATTACACAACCACCGTTCATGTATCCGACTTTACCACCGCGCATCATGCCGTTTACTTTACCACCACGCATCATTTTTACAGGGCCTCCGCGCATCATGCCGTTTACTTTACCACCGCGCATCATGCCTTTAACTCCACGCCCTTTAAGAACGTCTGCCTGTGTTACCTTACCGTCTCCGGTTAAATCAGGAAAATCTTTACCTGGCATTTTATATACTCCTGTTTCTACGGCCTAAGATGTGCCGTTCATAATCTTGGGGATCATAGTTTGTATAATACCCTAGTTTTTCCAACTTTGCAGCAGCGTTTTCTAACTCAGACCAACGCTGTATAAAAACAATGGCATGCTCTCTCAAATACGCAAGCAGCCATATGTCAATTCCTACTGACGCAAAAAACTTGTTGAGCGCCATACATTCCTCTTCTAATCGATCATAGTCGTAATCGTAGTCATAATCAAAGACCATCGTAACTTTGTATCCAGTGTTGAAGAATTTAGATGTCTCGTGCAGAACATCCGACCACAATCCATCCGACACTAAAATCTTCACTTCATGGTTTTGAACCGCAGGCAAAGCAAAAGGACAGGCCGCTACACCGTTAGTATGCGCGGTGGGCCTTGATAGTTCTTCTGCCCATTCTCGTATCAATACACTCTCACCAATCCGCCATCAGCTTTCTTGTTCTTCCAACTTATTCTCTTTGACGACTTTTTCTTCTTAGAAGCAGACGTACATTGCGCCATAGTAGGCCGACACGCTGGGTAACTTTTTCTCTTCTCACCCTTTTTACGACCACAAGGCTTTCCTGTTTTACAATCAACCCAGCCCTTACCGTCGTTCTGAGAAAACCATTCCCGCAAAGAGTTTTTCTTCTTCGCCATCAGAAATGCCTCGTACTTTTACGCTTGCCTTCTTCTACGCAGCCACAACCCGAAGCAATTATACCGCCCCCTTTATACCGATTCTTTGCTGGACGTTTGGGGTTGTCAACTGAAGCAATTAATCCGCCGTCGGCCTTCTTGTTCTTTTTAGTAGAGTTTCCCCAGTTTGCGGCCCCTACCTTTCGACATTTCGACAGGGCCCCCGAAGCGTAGGCGCTGGGCCACACCTTGTACCGGGCTTTTACCTTTCGGTAACACGCGTCCTTTTTTGTCTTTTTTTCTGCCATTACTGATTTCCTCTGGAGGCTTGGATACCTGGAACGGAATTGATGTTCTGCTGATGCTCATTATACCGTGCGCTCCTTACTAAAAAATCCTGCCACATAGGCTTGATCATATCGTAGTTTTCACCGACCCGATAAGTGATTACCGCTGTTTCAGCTTTGAGTTGATAAAGCTGCAATGCGCCCCAACTCAGAAGTCCAACAGTCAGAATTGACGCAACGTTATTAAAATCAACCCTCATCACCACGCCTTACACGACCAATACTTGGCCTTTAGTTTATCCAAAGTTCCCTTGTCACAACCGTGACGAGCTCGAAAAGACTTTCTGCGTTTAGGGTTGTCCTTCTTAATGGTCATATTGGCATCGCCAAATCGAATTATTTTTTCTTTACCTTTAGCACAAGCTTTAACAACCGACTTTTTTCCACCAGATATCTGGCGCTTAGGCTTGTTGCATTTCATCTTGGACTTGTCGATCTTTGCCATAACTACTCCACAATCACTGATATGGTGGTATTGGCGGGAATCGAAGCGTACACACCTTTTTTAGCTAGTATACCATCCCCAGGGAGAAATATCTCGTCCATACCTTGAGAAGTTTCATCGACTCTGAGTAATACTTTTCCTGACGCTTCTGACGCGTTGTCATAAAGTACGACATTCCCAGTGGCTCCAGACTCATAGGTCAAAAGCACACCTTGTAGCCGACAGCGCCGTTGAACCAACGCTGCCGAAGTTTGTGAGTAAAACGATGTTACCTCACTACCAACCATCTCGCCACCTACGACAAGATAATCGTGAGTTGGTTTGCAGAACCCGTGAATGCAGCTATGTACACTCCCGCGCTGGCTACGATGCCATCATCCGGAATGTTCATAACGTGATGACCCACGGGAAATGTTTGCGTAAGCAGAACATCTCCACTGGCGTCCCCGTTCTTGATCGTAAACGCACCCGCGGCAGCAGCGTAAATAACTACTTGACGGAGTCGAGAACGAGTCGGGCCAACAATCGCTGCCGTTGTTCCTTGAACCCAATTATATGCTGTTACTGGACCAGCCATAAAAGTCTCCTATTAAGGTTGAATAGCCGTATTAAACGCTTGAGCATACATCACTGTTATAACAACTGATCCCGCATTCGTACCTGCGCTTGAGGTAGCTGTTAATTTCAAATCAGATGTACCAGTGTTTTTCCATGTAAGTGTACCACCGCCAGAAGCACCTAACGCTTTAATGCCTACGGTAGTTCCAGAAGCAACCGCATTAACGAGAGTTGCTGCGCCGCCTACAGTATCACCAACACTAATATTTGTTGTGGTGTTAGCCGCCACTTCTAAATCAATAATTATATCTACGATTTTTGAGTTGGCAGGGATTACTACATTTGTGGCTTCTGCTGCGACAGCGCCGCCAGAAATATCCATTACATGTTGTTGAGTCATTACAACATAACCTACGTTTGCTATGTCTGACCCAACAGTAGTGCCCGTTGTGTTGCGAATGTTACCAGCCCGAATAGGACCTGAAAAAGTTGTCGTACCCATGTTGATCTCCTGTCTGGGTTAGTCAGCCACACCATGCGACTGTCAGGGATACTAAAACAATACATGAGATCTATACAAAAAGAAAGGGGCTACCGAAGTAGCCCCCAGTTTGGGAGGAGGTCATATGAAACCCTCCCGAACTATAGCACGTTTTACGCTCCGGGGGAACCGAATACGCAACGTGGGTCGCTAAAGCCGAAGCTGTAACGCTCACGCGCTTTAAAGCGCATGTTACCTGTGTCGAAGTCTGCTTCCATGTTGGTAGACAGAGGAGTACGCTCAAAGTGGATCATTCCACGAGGCGCATCCGTCATGATGAAGAACGCATCAGGGTCCGTTAGGAAGTCGTTAACGGCATAACCGTTAGGCAACATTCCCATAGAACGAATCGCGTTCGTATCATTGTCTGCTGTTCCAACACGAAGGTTTGAAACCATCAAGCGTTCTGCAATAAATTGCAGTTGACGCGGGATGAGTAGTTTTGTGCCACGAAGTGCAACTTTCAAACCACGCTCATCAACAAAACCTGCGATATTGATAAGGGCATCTTCAAGAGATGTCTCGTTCAAATCCGCAGCTACTGCTGGTTCGTTGGCAAAAGTACCACCGTTAGTTAACGGGTGGTCTGTCGCACAAAGCGCAACACCGTCACCGCCAGCAGAAGCGCCAGCAGTAAATGCGTTGTTAAGAACCGCAGCGGCCTTAACTTGCTTTGTGTGAGCCATTGAACGAGCCAACGCACGAGTATAACGCGAACCAAGACGATCATACAGATTGTCTTCGATAGCTTCCTCAGTGATTGAGAATGCCAGCGCAATAGTTTCGTGGTTGTAACGAGCAGTGTAGGCCTCGTTAGCGTCGTCAAAGTTGACAGAGGAACCTTCCGATTTGGTAGGTGCCGCTCCGAACCCACTCAACATAACTTCCTCTTCGAATGCTCGATCAGAAGATTCTGTTGTGTAGATCTCCGCGTGTTGGTTTTCGTACCGATTGTACTCCATACCAAACAACGCGTTGAGGCCCGGTTCTAGCTCTTTCGCTAGTTGTGCGCGAGAAATAGCCATTCTTTAGACCTCCTTAAACGCCAGTAGTCGATGGAGTACCAGCAACAATCGCGCCGTTGGCGGAGTTGAAACTGTTATTCAATCGAACAATTACAGGGATACCAGCCGCAGTAAAGTCTGCATTTTCTGGGTCATTTTGAATACCCATAATACGCAGTTGCAATGCTGCCGTGGCGGCGATTGTGCTAACACCCAACTTAGCAGATGAGATACCTGTGGTTGAAGAACCAGAAGCACCAGCCGCAAAGTTTGCGTTTGCGAACACATGACCCCGCGCAGTTGCTTCGCTAGTTAGTGAAGCGTCTGAGCAGATAACAAATGTCTGCATTGGGTTGTCATACACGAAGGCTTTGACGGGATGATTAGAATCCGCGCCAGAACCGGGCCAGCTATTTGAGAAAATAGTCTCACCAGTGGTGGACGATACATATTCGCATCCCCAGAACACACCAAGTAGACCTACCGTTCCACCAGCAGCCGCGCCAACAATATCAATAAAGCCTGTTGACAGCGGAATTACGGGTGAACCTTGGTAAATCGCGTTAGTGTTTCCAGAGGCGATACGATACTCGGTCGCACCAGTGGTGTTTG